ATGTATTGTATTAATGAAATAATAAACTTTATTATTTGTCAAAAAATCTTTTGTAAAATTTTTTCTAAAATAATCGATTGCTTCAAATTTTATAAACTTATTGTTTATACCTAATGTTATTAACGTTTCTTCGTACCATGTAATCTCATATCTTTTAGATCTTGCATATTTAAATGAATCGGGGGCCATCGATTCAAGTAATAAAATTGGGTTTTCATTTATTATATCCTGTACTAAAAAGATAACTTTAGAAATTTTTATAGTCCTCTTTTAAGCATCTAATATATATTTCTGCAGGATCTGTGTTTATAAATGTTGTAAAATTTTTAATAATAGTTGGTCGCCATAAGTCTAATAGATTATTTTTTTCTTTTAGTGACAGTTTTGAAAATGTTTCTATAAAATCTAATACTGTTGATAGCTGGTTAAAAAAGTTTGGATCTTCTGGAAATGGAATATTGTAATAAGGCTCAAATCCTAAAAATGCTAATATTTTTTTATAATCTTTACCTGCAAAAGTAATAAATGGTAATCCTTGTAAGATCGGCCAAGATAATTTTTCTGTAATATCTGTCATTGTATTTTGAATTTCACTATTATTTCTTGGTTCACAAAATTCTAAAACAATACAAAATGTTGCATCTAAATTGTTAATAGGATTCAACGGTATATTGATAAATTCTTTGTCGAATTGATCTGTAAAATGGTCAGAATTATTCATGTCTAACCTCACTATAGTATTTAGCTTTTCTAATATATCTTCGTTTACTGGAGCTAAGGCGTTTTGATGCAGATGAAAGGTTTCGATATATTTTTTGTAAGCATCAGATAACGGTTTATTAATTCCAAAACATCCATACTGGTCTAAATTGCGATTAAAAATATTTGCAAAAAATAAGACCCTATTAAATCTAGGTTTTAAAGATTTAGCTACCCAATCTTTAGTCACATTAGTTATTTTTTTCTGTTCAAGATTATTAATAATTTTTTTAAATTCTTCGATAAACACATTTGATTTATGATCTGTAAAAATCCAATAAAATGGCATAGGACAAAAAATAAGTTTAATATTAGGAAACTTTGAATTTTTAATGTAATTGTTTAGTCTTTCTAATTCATCTCCGTAACTAAAGACAGTTATTAATATTTCTAAATTTTCTATACCGCGTAAATAAGATCCTGCCGAAGTATCATAGCAAAGACGTATAATATCAGATAGATTACTTTTTTCCATACAACTATCTACAATTATTTTAACATTATGATTTACTAAAAAGTTTAAATTTTCAAGTTTTAAACTAAGTAAGTTGAAAATTGAAAAGCTATAAAAAGAATGAATAGGAACAATGAAGTAGTATACTTCATAATCATCTATGTTAATTAAATTATTTTCAACCTGACATTTAAAATTATCTAAAGTTTCGAATCTAATTTTATTACTTGCTTTTGATAATAGCAGATTTATTGTATGCCTTAACCAGGGAGTATTTTTATTTTCTTTTATGTTTTTTTCTAATATATCTTTGTAAAGGATTTCGTAAAGAGTAACTGGTTTACCGTTGTTAAGGTCTTCTACTAAGAAAATTGTTTGTTTCATGAGAGGTAGGGTAAAAAAACTGATTCTTTTGTCAAATCTTTATATGTTAAGTTTGATCCTGTATCAGGATTTTCATCTTGTATGGTTTCAAGTTTTAGTAAACCTATAGCAGCTTCTTCTGGAGTCATCATCATATGATACCCTATACATTCATATGTGTCGTCGATGTGTATAACATGCTTATGTCTTCCATCATAAATCATTGGCCTGGCCCAATGATTAAATTTATCATCATTCGTAAATATAGCCCCTCCTCTTCCGATTTTAAGAGTTTTTCGGTGATGAAAGCTTACACAAAAGTAAGTATCTTCTATATACATTGATTTTTTAAATCTTGTTGCAGCATCTACAATTGGAGTATTTCCTAAAAAATAATATCCACTCCAAATTAAGTCAGTAAATCTAATCTTATTACCTGCATGAATACATTGCATTGGCGTACTAGCGTAAGTATTTTTTGGAATCTCTATAATTTTATTGGTTATATTTAAATACTTTAAACATAGGAAAATAGCATTACTACAACTATCAGTACATACTGCGTACTTTGATCCTGCATATTTTGCTAATTTATTTTCAAATATTGTTACTGCATCCCAAGGATCATTAATACTGTAACCTTTATCTATGAGTTGGGATATCATAAGGTTCCCCTTGCTCTTTATCATACCAATATAAGCTACGATGAGGCCGATCATCACTATTATAAACAGCATCGCTGACATAATAAAATAAACGAAATGTATTGCGACTAACACCCTCTGGTACTTTGTCAGAAACACTATATCCGTGAAATCCTCGTTTATGATATTTCCATATTATAACACGATTAAATTTAGGAAAAGTTGAAGTCACAGTATGATTATTATCAAAGTCGTTAAATTTTAATGCACCGTCATACTCTTCTTTCCAATCTTCATTTAGGTAAAGAATTACAGACAACGCACGGTGAAGTTTAAGTTGATCGTTCCAATTAAAATCTGTATGCATTTTAAGTTCGTTTCCTGCATAGCTTCTACTATAACCTGCTCCTGTAAGGTATGGATCTGGGATAAGCGTAGGAATTCCTGTAACTTGACAAAGCCATTCTAATCCTAATGAACTATTTAATTGGTTAACAAAGTTAAAAGCCTCAGGACAAAATTCTAGTTTTTTACATTCTTTCATATAACTTCCCCGTCTTGTAAATTCTGTCCAAATACTAGGATCAGTTGATTCGCATTCTTGTTGAAGTTTTTTAGCTGTATTAATATTTAAAAAATTGTCTAAAACAATATAAGGAATTGGAGATCCACTTTCAAATATTTGATTAAGATGTGCAGTATTTTTAAATTTTGTACGTAATTCTATAATATCCTGCATTTTTTTCCTTTAATTAAAATAGCTGCAACGGAAAAACTTTGGCAATAACTTTTGCACATTCTATCGCTATGAGCTGATGTTCAAGTTGAGTTCCATTTTCACGTCTTAACTCGATATAATGGACCCAACTACGTATAGTGCCATTCATATATAATTTACTTTCCATTAAGCCTTCTGGTAAAACAGCACGAGCTTGTTCTTTTGCAATGCCATTATTTATTGCCCATTCATAAGCAGACTTGCTAGCATGAATAACCGATGCTTGTATATTTTCCCATTTAGCTTTTAGCATTTCGTCGTCAGTTTCAATGCTATTTTGTCTGTTTTTTTGATCCTGTAATCTTGCATCACGGTAGACAAATTTTAAATCTTTAGTAGGATCGGCATAACGTTGGCTAAATTCTTGGAAGCTAAAACTACGATGGCGTAGTATTTGCCTTGCTATGTCTCTTGTAGTTGTAATTTCCATACAGGCTGAGACCATTTCTAATGGAGACCAGTGTTTATGTTTAATTAGATATCGTATAAGTTTTTCACTTGTTTCTGTATTAAACTGATTAGAAGGGTTACTCACTCTTGCGCAATAAGCAATTAAGTCTTGTGCATCTTTTATGCCTAAGCTTCTTAATTCTTCTGTTGGTTCGGATGACGATATCAATTTAACATTCATAATAGTTTTCGTTTTTTAAGAAATCTGTTAGTTGTTTTGGTCATATCTTTTTTAATGCGTTCTGTATCAAGTTTAAAGTCAATGTTATCTATTTCAGATTCATAAGAGGCTATCATTTCTTTTAAGCTTTTTTCTATTGAGGCCCAGTTAGGTTCGCCTTGCTTCGAACGCATATCAATTTCCCAAAGTTTTCCATTTTTAAATCTAATCTGGATACGATCTAAGTATTTTAACGGAATAACATTTAATGTTATTTCACCAAATACTTCAGGCCAATGATCTACAACTTCTTTGGGAAATTTCTTCCCGTGAATCACTTCGATTTCGTTGCCCTTTTTGTTGGCACAATTTCTTCTGCTTTTCTTCTTAGTTCAGCGGCCTGTTTACTAAGTTTATCTGCTTCACTACGATATTGTCGTGCTAATTCTTCTGGCGTACTAGGCTCAACAGGTGTTACACTCTGTGAAGTAGTTTTAGAAGGGTCGTCTGCTTTTGAAGCTGGAACTTCTTTAGCAGTTGCAATTTCTTTAGTATTATCTTGTAGTGCAAGATCCTGTACACTGATTCCACGTTGTTCTGCTATAATTTGATTTAATTGTGCTAGATTAACTCTAGCCTGCATATTAGGAATCATATCAACTTTGTCAGTAGGTGTCTTAAGTAAAAGACCTTTACGATGTAAAGTTGATAGCATATTTGACCCGTCAGGGAATAAGTTTCTAGCTAATACTTCAGCAAACTCATATGCAGATTGCGCCGCATTTGACTCTACTAGATTAATAAGTGAGTCGTGTTGATCTGGGTCTAGCCGTTCAGTTGGAATAGCAAGACAATTATATGCGTCATTTGGAATAGTCCTGTAGGCAACAAGACATTTTCTACCAGTATCGGTGAATCGGCCAACGTGTTTAATATTGGCCATATTATACTCCGGTTGGAGGCTTAGGAATACTGTTTAAAAAGTTTTGAAGTTTATTATAAACTGTTCCAACAGCTACCATCTCATTAGGCCTAAAAGCTCCTCTTGAACTTGCTAAATCGATAATTTGTTTGATATTATTTAAATCAGTAATTGTAAGATCTGCACCTTCTTGTGGAGCAGGGTTAGCAGCCTCGGGTCCAGCCATTGGAGCATCTGCTTGTTTAGTATCTTCGATCATATTGTCTCCTTAAAAGATAACTGATACTTTAATTATCTATTGATAATGAATAGGACAGGCAAGTTTGAAATAGCTTAGTTCCTTTTCTTGCTCAAACCCTAATTTAGTAGTATACATAAATTGATTGTTTATTAATGATAGTCCTTGTCCAATATAATACCGACCATTCATATTAAGGTAGATCCATTCATTTAATTGCTTAATTAATGCAGGTTGATAACGTTCAATGATGGTATAATGGAAATGATGTGCTGGAAACCGCACTCGCCGCAGATCCAGCACATTTAGAGGATTTACTTTTCCTGCTCTAAGACTCATCGCTTGAATTCATAATAAGCATATGCACCAAACGGAGGAACAACTGTATTATTACCGTGTATTACAAAGAAGGTGTCACAGTAATTCTCATCACCCCAGCTGCCATAAGGATATCCGTCAGTAAACATAATGAATTTTTTGGGCTGAATGTCATTTTCCTTCATATAGTCCCAATTGGCCATAAACTCAGTACCACCGCCACCCATTACCTTATACTCCATAATGTCTTGGCCGTAGCCGTCAAAGTCCTGCTCATTATAGACCTGGGTATCAAAACACCAAAGTTTAATCTTGTAGTCTTTGTACTCGTCCATAATACCCTTGACTTCACTGATAAAGTCTTTGGCCTGGTCATCACCGATTGAACCACTCATATCAATACCTACACAGATGTCAATGGTCTCTTCATAGTTAGTACCAGGAAGGATAGCACTCATATGCCAAGCCTTGCGGTTTGGGCGTATAAAGGTATAGTCATTTTTAATGATGCTTTGGATTTGTTGGCGCAGGATTTCACGCCAATTCATCTTGGGCTCAGTAAGTTCCTTGATCATACGCTGGATCTCAGCGGGGGTATTTCCCGCCCCCGCCGCTTGAGCAGCCTGCATCATCTGCTCTTTGATTTCGTCTCGGATCTGCTTGAGTTCTTCCTTAGTATATTGCGGACGATTACCTTTGCCTTCTTTCTCCCAGTCAATGTGTTCGTCCAATAACTGTCCAAGAGCACAAAGTGATTCTTCATCCATAGCCTCATAGATCTCATCATAGATCTGCTCAGTGCTCTTACCATAGTGTTTAGGGTCGTGGAAGATTTTGATTTTGGGTGGGACCTCGCCAATACGGTCACGAACCAAAGTGCCATTTACTGAGTAGTCTGCGGCAGCGTTCCAAATACCTCTATGGCGACCTTCGACCCGTAGCATATGCTCAAAAACATTGTGCAGTATCTCGTGTGCTACTACAAACTCAACCTGTTTGGTAGTGAGGTTCTCAAAGAACTCTCTGCTGTAAAAAAGATGGCGTCCGTCAGTGGCCGCAGTAGCACACCAATCACTAGCATCTACAATCTTAAGACGAGTAGCCATATTGCCAAAAAACGGATGACGCAATAGCAGTCCAACACGGGCTACAATAATTTTATCTACAATAGGATCTAAATGGCTCATAATTTGCTCCTGTTTATCTAGTATATAGTATAACAGGGACCTAAGTCCCTGTCAATTGTTCTACTTACCAAATTACTTCTTCTCAGTAGCTGCCGCAATATACTTACCATATTTGGCGTGGAAGTCATCAAAGCATTTAATCTCGTCTGGATCCAAAGGCAGCTGATATTGGGTAAGAGCAAGTTTGGTACCCATAACAACTAACTCAGTTTCAAAGTTGGACATCATAAACTCAAAAAAGTGATTGACCTGACTGTTCCAATCTTTAGCACCTTTGTCGCAGGCATCCTTAAGCTCATAGCATAGGCTCACAGTTAAGGAGTACATAGCACTGATCTCTTTTGTCTCCATCTTCTTAACCTTACCTTTGAGGATTTCACTAGGATTGGGCAACTTGCTGGCTACCTTACGATGAGCCATAAACTTAATTGCCAAGCCTTCACCAATAGCACCTGCACTCAAATCGGTAAGAGTATCTACACTCTCGTCGTCATCAAACAAAAGCTCACTGACAAAAGTCCAAGAGCGAGGAGTAGCAAATGCACGGCTAGCTGCCTTTGGATCAAAGTCGTACAAGTCCTTCTTGCTAAAGGTCAAGAAGCCAACTACATCCTTATGGATACGGTTATCCACAGCCCATTGGAACCAATCATCCCAATCTACTTTCATCTCCAAATGTACAAAACGGTTAGCCAACGGAGCAGGCATACGATAAGTAACACCCTTGTCAGTCTCACGGTTACCAGCGGCAACAATATGTACATTGTCTGGCAAACGATAAGTACCAACACGGCGATTCAAAACCAACTGATAGGCCGCTGCCTGTACAGCAGGAGCCGCAGAGTTCATCTCATCCATAAAGAGGATGATAGTCTTGTGTTTAGCAGCCATTTCGGCATCGGGTAATTCGATAGGCGGTGCCCAAACCATTTTGCTCTCATTAGAGTCAAAATACGGGATACCTTTGATATCAGTTGGTTCCCACAATGAAAGACGGATATCAATTACATGAGCATTGAGTTCTTCGCCCATTTGTTTAACAATATCTGACTTGCCAATACCTGGAGGGCCCCACAAGAACAAAGGACGCTTGGCTTTAAATGCACGACGTAGGCTGTTCTTGGCTGCTTTGGGACCTACTGTACGGCTTGAAATCTCGCTCATATATACTCCTGTTGTTAAAATGAACGTTAATAATTTGTTGCTATGTGAGTATTATATGTTATTTAGATGTCTGCGTCAATGAGTTTTCTACTCATCTTCATCATTTTGGTTAGATTTGTTTTGTGCGTTCATTGCCTTTACTAACCCAAACTTACGAATGTCGTCAGAAAACAACATCAACTCAAAGCTTTTCTTTTCCGAAAATACCACAATCATTTGATTAGTAAGGTAATATGGACTGTCCATATGACGGTCGAAGAATATAATAGTTTGGGGGCTTAGGTCGATTGGTTCGGTAAATGGTATTTCATAACTTTGCAGTTCCAATTCTTCTGTGAGAAATTTGAATCCTTCATAATTTAATCTTAATCCTCCTACTTCTTTTGAACGATGACTTTGCCACCATTTGTAAAGATGGTGCTTGACATTGGCACTGTCAGTGGATCTATCTTTTTGTTGTAGGAAGATTTTGGTATAGGTCTCTTTCGAGATCATTTAATAATTTCACCTTTTGTAAGCTTAACAACTTCAAAGTCTGAGCTATTAAACATTTGGTTTAACTTTTTAGCTAAGTTATGTGCATGACCAGGATTACTAAAACTTACTTTTTTATATTTTGGTCCAGGATAATCAGTTATATTACTAGCACTTTTTAAATTGAACGGGGCACTTTTATAGAAAACAGCCCAAATAGCCTCTGCTTCTAAAATTTGTTCACTTTTATAATTTTTTTTATTAACGTGTTCTAAAAGTATTTTAGGCTTTGGTCTTGACATATACGTCCTTTTAAGTACGCATATATTTATCCGTTATTATTGAAGCCGCCCCCGTCCATTTGTATAGTAATACTTTCTGTTGGAGTTGAGGTTTTAAGGTTTTGAATTAAAGTTTCATAGTCTTGAACCAAGCGTGAACTTAGCTCTGCTATAGAAAATGCTAAAACTTTGGCAGTTTTAATGTCTAATTTAATTTCACGTTGGTTTCCTAATTCAGCAGCTTTTACTTGTTGTATAAATTGCTGAATAGGTATAGTATTAATCGGATTTGACATTAGCCATTGCCTGCTTTAATTCTGTTTCATTTTTAAATGGGCCTCGATTCTCATAACGTTCAATAGTAATCAATTTAGGGCAAAAGCTTCGGACCCAACCTTTATTAAATTTAATGGTATAAAACCCTGCACAATAAAGGCTTTTGCTGGCAGGGCTTTTTGTGAAAAGTGGGAGTTTTCTTTTTACATCATATATTGGGTTGTATGGATGGCAACTTGTAGGATAACCATACATTTCTTTAATTTCTTCTGTGTCAATATTTACATTGTCACTAACTTGAAAGAAGTCATTGCCAAATGTTTTTACAAGTTCATCTTTTTTAAGCTGAGTTTCGCCTTGTTTACTGCTAATTACATATTTGTTTTTTTCTAGTTTGTGTAATAAGCCAACTTTAACTCCATTATCTTCTACAAACCAGAACTTTCCATCAACAATAGGTTTAGCTTTAATATTCATTTCTGTCTCCATACAGTCTGTGGTTTTATTAGGACAAGTTTGATTATATAAGCAGATCATTTCGGATATTTAGCCTGAAATGGTTCAGCATATAATTGAATACTATCAGAAATTTTCTTCATATCGTAAAGATTACAGAATTTTAGCAAACGTATTCCAACCTGACTAATATTTTTAGCTTCAGCTGTGGCCTGAGTAATGGTATTAGTCATTTCGGTTCTAATCCTTTCTGGCTGAGCTTTAAGGTCAATTAGCATTTTATTACGCTCATAATCATCTCTTACACGATGTTCTTGTCCTTCGTGGTCTACCCAACGTTGCAGCATAAGATTGTTCCAATTATAACCTTGCTTATTTCTATCTTCAAATGCTTCTAATAAACCAACTTTGTTTTTAGTACCTTTAGTTCTTACACCAGGGTATGCACTGAAAACATTATCTCCGCTATCTCCACGCATACATTTTTCAAACAATATCCATTCAGGGTTTGGAGCTGGAATTTGTTCTTTAGTTTT